GCCTTGTTCGCAAGCGCCTGCCCTACAATGCCAGCGCCTGCACCTACGGCAGCGTTTCCAAGTTTGCCGCTGATGATGTTGCCTGCCGTCTGTTCGCCCGCTACAGGGGCCAAAGCTCCTAGGCCTGCCCCAACTGCCGCGGCTGTTTTGTACGCGGTCCCGACCTTGGCGAGCGGGACCGCTGTCAGCGCAACGTTTCCTGCCAGCGCGCCGACAGGCGCTTCTTGCTCGATGATGCGGTTCTCGTCGATTCGCCGCTGGTCGCCCATGCCGACAAACTGTTTCGCGCCTTCCCATGCGTTCGACAGAGCTGTACCAGCGCCAGCAATGTTGCGCACTCCCCATCCGGCGTCGCGCAGTTCCGTTCGCAGCGCATCCGGGTATGCTTCGGCACCGATTTTGAGCGGCTCGGTGATCTGCTGCGGACGAGGCCGCGCCGCTTGTGGAGACGCTGCCGGAGATCCGCTCAAGTACGAGACGATCTCGTCGTCGGTGTGGCCAGATGCTCGCGCTTTCGCGGCGTCGAATCCCTCCGATCTCGATAGGTAGTCGGCAATCTCCTGTTTTGAGTGACCGGCGGCGAGCGCTTTTTGAACGTCGAACGGCATTATTTACCTCGTGCGGAATGCGTCGAGCGGATGGCCGCCGGGTTGCTGCGGCGGTGCGGCAGGCTGTTGCGGTGACGACGCCAAACCGAAGAATTCTTCAGGCGGTACGCGCCTCGCGTTCTCGACAATCGCGCCGTTTTTCTGCGGCAAGAATCGCGGGTTCGCGTCGATATATTTCTGCCATGCCGCGTCTGCGCCGGACAGGTTACGATTCTGATCAAGCCACATCTGCCGGAAGTTTGCGCGCTCGCGAGCGTTCTGCGCCGCTCCAACCATGATCTGCGTGATATTGTCGTTCGTCTGCCTGTCGTTCATCAGCGACGGCCCAGCGCCCTTCATGTACTCGCGCTCGACGTTGCTGATTGCTCCTTGGCCAGGCTTGAAGTTGTTGAGCGTCAGGAAGTTCTGAATCTGCTCTAGCTCTTGCCGCTCCGGGTTGCCAATTGCAGGCATCATGCCCATGATGCGCCCTGTCTCGACGTTCTGATTGAGTTGCTGAAACCGCTTCGCCGCCTGTTCGACAGCCGATGCCTGCTCGATATCCTTTTCGTCGCGCTCCAGTTGTTTCAGGCCGAATTTGTACGAGGCAACGTCAAACTGACTTGGTTTTTTCGGAGGCTCAAGCGACTGCCCTAATGATTTTGCTTGCGCTCTGCGATACTCAATATTTGCCTTGTCCATCTCGGCTTTGCGTTGAACCTCTGCAAATCCTTGTGTTGCAGTGTTATCGACTCCGTAATCGACGCGCCGGCCATCGATCATTGCAGCAAGAGGCTGGCCTTTGATTGCATAGCCTTTGCCCTGTCCGAATATCTCGATTGGCCTGGAGTAGTCGAGTGCAACGTCGTTTGCCTGCGGCGATCCGTTGTTTAGACTGTACGTCGCTCCAGTTCGATTGTTTCGGATCATTCCAGTCCCTGACGGCACTTCAACGCGAGGATTGTCGATAGGGTTATCGGAATTCTGTTGAGACTGCATATTCGGCGGCAGGTTGCGAATCTGGCTGAGGTCGCGGAGCTTGGCTTGCGGAGGCTGCCTTGTTGGTAGTTCTTGATTTGAGTTGTTCCACAAAACAGCAGATTGCCCGCCTTCGTTAGAGTAGTCTTGGCCTGCCTGCTGAGGATCGAGCAATTTGCCAATCGATCCTTGAGACAAGCGGCCCGGGTCATATCCCTGAGTAATTCCCTGATCGTCTGAAAGTCCGCCAGGAATCTTCATGGCGTCATTTCCTACAATCATGCCTTCTACCATTCTTGATGGGTCGTACCCCATGATTTTTTTGAACATCGGATTTGATGAATGCGTTTTTTGTTGAACTGTGTTCAACAGATCGCTAAGCATTCCTTTGCTCTGCCCATTAACAGAGTTCATCTGTTGCATCAATTCGGCAATCGTCGACATATCGCTTCCCTACTTTTCCTTACCAGCTCGAATTGCGAGATTTCTCGCCGGCGTTGATTCGCCCGGTCAGAGTTGCGTTCTGCGCCGCCAGACGGCGAGACGCTAGCCCTGCTTCGTCGTACCCGATCAACGCGCGCAGAGCAGTATTCGCTGTATCAGACCGCCCTTGCTGCCTCAGCCCTAGTTCCTGATTCGCAGCGCCCATCAGCCCAAGGTTGTACTGATTGCGTTGCCCGGTCGCCGAGTTCAATCGCTCGAACTCCCGCCCGTACTCATCAGATGCCATGCCCTGCCCGTATTTGGCCAGCTCCGCCAAGGTGTTGCCGGAATTGAGCATGCCACGAGCCGCCGCCGACCGTTCAAGCGCCTGCTGTCCTTGATTGAATCGAAACTTGTAAGCGTTCGTGCCTTCGATCGAGTCCGGGTTGTTGATCAGCGCGGCGAGCCGCTGTTCATACGGATTCGTGTATTGCCCGGAACTCGCGCCGCCCTGTGGTTGCCCGGCAGGCTGCAGCAGTGCCTGAATCTGCTGCAGGTAATTCTGCCCGCCGCCAGGAACTACCTCTTGGCTTAAATAGCTTGCTTGCTGCTGCTCAGCAAGATTTGATGCCAGCATTCCGGCAGGCAGAGTTTGCGAAACGCCGTTATAAAACCTAGACCAGTTTCCGTTTCCGTTGTCTGTCCATCCCTGGGCGCGCGCCATTTCCTCAAATCTAGGATTGGCCTCTCGCGCCCGGTATGCGGCGATTTCCTGTTCAAGCGTTGCCATTATTGAACCTCATTCAATCTCAAAAGCAGAGACCTGAACGGGCAATGATCCAATGTGGATCAATTCAAATGCCCGTCTTCTGAATTTACCACATCTGCGCAGTCGCGCCTGTGCCGCAGACAGATCGACAGGGCGCCCTTTGCTATACGTCTGGTAATCGTCATCTGACCAGCGGATCATAGCGGAGCTGCCCTGCTTCATTCCAATAACGCGAAGCTGACCGATAGTTTTCCAGTCCTCATTCCCGTCGTCAAATTTCGGTGTCCTGATCTTCAGTTTGATCGGTGCGCCGTCGTCATCCGACGACGTGTCGCTGATTTCGCAAAGCTCTCCGGTATCCTCGTGCAATACCAAGTCGCGACCTGCTGCATTGACGTAGCGAGAATACTTGAAGTATGTCTCTTCGTACCCTGCTGCGGTTATCGTGCCGGTCGCCGGCGAAACGGTGGAAGAAGCAACAGGAAATGAGTAGCTGTTGGCGTTGATATAAGTGATCTGCTTGATGCCGTTGTAGGCAGATTGATCGGCGCCAGCAATCAGAACCGGGTCGCAGTCAGAATACCCGTGCGATGTCTGAGAGACTGTCGCCACGCCTGCCGTCTGAGTAATCGTGCAAGATGCCGGCGTCTGCAGCGTCAGACTGGTCCATTCGGCCCATGTGCCATTTGTGGCGTCATAAACGACCGTGATGCCGATCGTTCGCAGGCCGAGAACGTAGAACGAATGCCCGGCGATTCGCACGCCATAGGCATAGACATCTGATACGCCATCAGCGGCAAGGATTCGATCCACGTCCGGCGTGCTGACCTTTTCTTGCTGAAGCTCACGCATCCGATAGACGCCGGGGCCTTGCTGGCGAGCCTTCGACACCCAGAGCACTGTCTCATCTAGATACGCCACCGAATCGCCATTCGCGCATCCGGTCAAAGTGAATGCGCTCAGCACTGGTGACAACGGCGAGCCTGTGGCGTTGCCGACGTTGTAGAAAAACTCCGTCGACCATTCCTTGAACGCCACAACGTAGTTTTGCGACTTCGCCAGCGCAACGCCTTGCCCCGGCTCGATTGCGGCTGTGATGAAATCCAGCGCGCCCCACGACAGCGGATCATTCAAGCCGCTGTTGTAGATTACGGCGTTCTCGTCCATGACGAAGAAGTACCCGTCAAGATAAACGATGCCGGGAACAGTCGTCCGCCCGCCTGTTGCCGTGATGGTTCCTGTCGCCGGAGATGCTGCCGGCGTGCCCGTCATCGTGTAGGTAAAGTGCGTTGAGTCGGTGACGGTAATCGTGAACGTGCCGTTGTACAGCGCATCCGATGCGCCGGCGATCGTGACGCTTCCGCCTGTCTGCCAGTTGGTTGCCGACGGCATTGTGACTGTTGCGGTAGTCCCTACGCGTGTAATGCTGGTCGGTGTGTGCTGACTCCAGCCCGGATAATCAGCATCGGATACCTTCGTTAGCACGTTGCCCTCCAGCGAAAAAGCGTCATAGGCCGATTTGAAAAACACGCCATAAAGCGATTGCTCGGCAACAAACTGCATCATGTCGAACGGCTGCCCGGCGACCGTGACGGATAGCGCGTAGGTCGTCACAGATAAACAACCGTATTTATGCTGTAGAGTTGATTTGCCGATCCACCGGGATATGGCGGATTCGGATCGAACACTTGCAGCGTTTGATAGGCGTTATTTGGCGGACCTATCAAATCAGTGTCGGTTATCGTTTCTGTCCAGTTTCTTCCCACCTGATCGACACCAGACCTTGGGAAATTTCCTCCTGCGCCGCCAGCAAGATATGCGGCTTGCGACTCCTCCGGACTGTAGGCGACGCTGGTAATGTAGCTGTTCGTCCAATACTGCTGCCCGACTGTTACCCTCCCGCGCTTCCACAGTCGAGATTTCCAGCCGCTTGATTTCGGAGGGAATGCAGACGACAAATCAGTAGTCGCGTAGAACTTCGTCAGTCTTCCGGTCGTCGGATCTTCATAGCAGACGCTATCGTTGATTACGTATCCGGTCGTTGAGTTGAATTCGCAATTTGAGCCAACAAACGTAATGGCCCAATACGACGAACCGTCAAAAGGCGCAGATCCCGTGCTGTCAGCGGTGGCTTCCCACATGCTGCCCATGTACCAGACGATATCGCCGAGAGAATATGACGCGAGCGCGCTCCAGAAAATCTCGGTAACGGCGAACTCGTCATCGTAGATCAGGACAAGTCCGCCATTGATGCCAAGCGCGCCTTGGATCGGCGTCGAGAAATCATAGTGCGTGCCGAATACGCCAGGGCGTTTTACAACGTCGCCAGCCTCGATTACGCCGTTGAAAGCACGTGCGTCGATTGTAACGTCAGACGTCCTAGCAATTAGCTGCGTGGCGGCCGGAATCCTCATGTAACGACCCATGCCTCCTTTGATGACTTGATCATGACATCGCCGCCGATGGTGCTGCTCAGATCGTACCCGGAGCGCGCAGCGGTGAGATCAAGTCCTGCGAATAGTGGAGATAGCGCATCAGGAGATGCCACGCTGAACGGGCTTACAGCTGCCGTGTAAAGGTCGTCATCAGCGACAACAAGAACTGCATTCCTCACTCCTACAGCGACTTGACTGGCGGCCGCTGCGACCACGCCGAGCGAGGATCCGCCTGTTCGCTTGATTACCCCGAAAGATTCTCCGGTCGCCTCGTTGATCCCGTTGATCAGACGAGAATCGACGGTGACGCTTCCCTTCCTTGTTTTCAGGTCGCCGCCGGCAGGAAGGCGCATGGCTCAGTACCCGGAGAGAAATGCCGTCAAACCGCCGCCGGCATAGTTGGTCAGCGCTGGATCAAAAACCGTCACGGGCTGCTGGCGGTTGATTCCCTTGATGGTCGCGAGCGTGTCGGATGCGATTTGCTTGATGTCGTCCGATACGGCGATCTTGAATTCTGGCCCGAGTTCGACGGCGAGTTGATACCGGAGCCACTTCCCATAACCAGGCGGATACGAGATGGATGCGGCAGTCGTTGCCAGCGCCGAGAACTGCGAATTAACGCTGATTGTGACTGGCACGATGGACGACGGAATGGGCCACAGTCTGATGACGCCAAGCGGGTACTCTGGGATATAGTACAGAGCCCCTGGGGTATCTTCCGTGTAGGTTTTCTGCAGGATGTCTGACCATTCCTGCGTGTTGGCCAGCGAAAGAGGATACGTCAGCCCGCCGTCAATGGCATAAGCATACT